AATACTAGTCCCGCGCCAGCTCATCACGGGAACACATGACGTCACCTATGTTACAAACTATGAAGCCTCTACAATTACAATCCTATCCTCGCTAAGCATACCGCTTCGCGGAGTAAAGTTAGCAAATACAATCACCTCCACATAGTCTTTAATCTTTATGCATGACGTGTATTTGCCTGATTGGACCATCCCATTCTTTAATTGCTCAATTATTCCATAATTGACGTATTCCTCACAACTGCGCGGAATATCAAAAAGCACTAAAGGTTCATGGTCCCACGCAAAAGCTATGTCCCCTGTCTTTCCGCCAGTTGTGTAAAAAGCATCACGCGTCTTAAAGAGATGCTTAGCGTAAGTGGTTTTCCCTTCCCCACCTTGTGGGCCATATACCCAGATTATTCTTCTACAGTCCTTCGTCTCCAACAGAGCTTCTACCTCGTCCATCCATGGCTTCCTCTGCAACTCCCAACTCTCCATAGCCTTCTTCTTCTCCATCTGACCATAGTACTCCTTCAGAGTCTCTTTGCTCTTGTCATATGCATTAGGACAATCTTCAAGATAATCCCGTGGCCTTTTACCAGATGTCTTCATGTCTTGCATAACAGCTTGAAGCTTGTCTTCAATGGTGATCTTGAATTCACCATACTCCCAAGGACCTTCAACTCTGGAGTCTTGCTTCATGCAATAAGCCCTTGCTTCTGACTGTGTCCCTTTGCGCTTCTCCAGATGAGCAGTTGGAAAGAGCCTCTTCATCTGATTGAGAGTTGTTCTCTTCTTCATTTCGACATAGCCTTGAAAATGGCGAGTGCCATTTTCACCTTCTTCTAACTGATAAACCATGTACTTCATAGTCTCATGAAGAGAGAGGGGAGAGGAGGGATTGTTAATTGTGAAACACCAACATATAACTGAACGAGACATTTTTATTGAATGATAAAAATGATACCAAGTTACACAATTTATAGAACAAATTGTACCCGTCCCTCTGGCGCGGGGT